GACATTGATCTTGGTGGTCAATCTGTAGTTACTTTGGCTCGTCCACAGGTGGATTCTGGTTCTGCAACTATTGCTGTAGCATCTCGAAAACTGTTAAGCCAAGATGTTACTTTTGGTACTGCTGTAGCTGCTGACTCTGAGAATAGAGTTTCTTTGCGTAGTTCTGGACGCTATCACCGACTTCAGTTAGTTCCTACTGGAAACTGGACTAATGCAGTAGCTATTGATGTTGATGTTGTTGGTCAGGGAATTCGCTGATGTTTAGAAGCTTACCTGCTTTTGGTGGAGATCAACGAGCCGTTTCCGAGGTGGTGCGTGGCATCATGGATGGCAAAACCAATAATACAGGAAGCGTAACATTAGCCACAGGAAATGCTACAACTACAACTATTACAGATCGTAGGATAGGCCCAGACAGCGTTATTCTGTTTGCTCCTACTACTTTTGAAGCCTCAAGGTCTATTGTTCCTCGTGGTGCTTTTCAGAATGATGCTGACCAGACATTTGGTGCAATTGATACACCCACAGTTGTAGCTTTTAATACAGTAGATTCAGCCTATGGTTTTAGTCTTGCTTCTAATAAAGTAACGATTACCAATGCTGGAACTTACAATATTCAGTTTAGCTTGCAGTTTGCCAATATGGATACTCAAATCCAAGAGGTTACTGTTTGGCTAAGAAAGAATGGAACAAATATTGTTGGTACTGGAAGCAAATATGCAGTTACAAATCATCATGGAAGCGTTGATGGTTATTTGATTGCTGTTGCTAATTTCTTTGTAGATGTGGCTGCTAATGACTATATTGAGTTAATAGCTGCAACAACATCCACTCAGGTTTATCTTGAGAGATATACAGCATCTACCAGTCCATACACAAGACCATCAATTCCATCTAGCGTGATTACATTTACTTTGGTTTCACCACTTCCAGAGATGTATGTAAGCTCACAAGGACAAGGCACAGCAACAATTACGCATTTGGCTAATTCAACTGCTGGAAAAACATATAGATATGCAATTATTGGTTGATTTCTAATAAAATTTGATTAAAATGGATTCTGTGGATGACCCATCTTGGAATCCGAACTTTTAGGAGTAAAAGATGGCTACTACTACCACATCAACAGTTGCACCAGAAATTGCACCATACCTGACTTATGGCTTACAACAAGCTGCTGGTATGTATCAGCAAGGTGGCCCACAATACTACACAGGCGAAACCTTTGTAGCACCATCACAGACAACACAAGCTGGTCTTCAGGCTTTGGAGACTCGTGCTTTGGCTGGCAATCCTTTGACTGGTCTTGCTCAACAGCAACTGCAAGGAACTATTGGCGGTGCTTATTTGGGTGGCAATCCATTCTTCCAAGGCGCATTTGCACCTGCTGCACAAGCTGCTGAACAGCAATTTAAGTCAACTTTAGGCGATATTGGCTCAAAAGCTAGTTTGGCTGGTCGCTATGGCTCTGGTGCTATGGGCAACTTGCAAAATCGTGCTGCTGGTCAGTTTTCTCAAGCTTTGACCAATACAGCAGGTCAATTGGCTTATCAGAACTACGAAGCAGAGCGTCAGCGTCAGCAACAAGCTACTGGTTTAGCTCCTCAGATGGCTGCTACTGATTACCAAGACATTCAGAACTTGTTGCAAGCTGGTCAAATTCGTGAGGGTTATACAGGTCAACAGTTGGGTGCTGATATTGCTCGTTTCAACTTCTTGCAAAACCAACCACAACAGAACTTGCAGAACTATATGTCGCTTGTCTATGGCAACCCATTAGGACGAGTTGGTTCTACTACAGCTAGTGGTGCTGCTGATACTTCTACCTTGCAGAAGGTATTGGGTACTGCTGCTACTGCTGCTGGTGTTTACAAGAATCTTGGTTCACCAAACATGAGTTGGTTAAATCCTTGGGGTTCTACTCCAGCAAATACTAGCATGGGTACTATTGATGCAAATTACCCTGCTCTTGGCTCTAACTGGTGGGATTGAACATGGCTGGACTATTAGACATTTTTGGTACTAGCGGTGCAGACACAATGGGTCTGCTTGGTATGTCACCTGCTGACATTCAGCGTAATCGTGAAGACGCACAAGCACAAGCCTTGTATGCACTAGCAGGACGATTATTCCAAGGTGGCAATACAGGTCAATCTATTGCTGAAGGTTTGCAAGCTGGTCAACGAGCCTACAAAGGTGGTATGCAAGAGACATTGCAAAATCAATTGCAGAATGTCCAGTTGCAAGACATGATTCGTAAGCGTCAGTTAGAGCAACAAACATTGGCTGAACAACAGCGTATTCAAAGTGTTATCCAAGGTGCTATAACCAAGCCTAAAGAGATTTATGGCGAAGATATGATGGGTCAGCAAGTAGGTGAAGGCATGACTGCACCTAGCTTTGATCTACAACGAGCAATGCCTCAATTGATGAGTTCACCAGAAGGACGCAAAGCTCTTAGTGAGCTAATTGCATCTCAAAAAGCAATGGCTGGTGAAACAACTACATTGGCTGAAGGTGCAAGTCTTGTTCGTGTAAATCCATTTACAAATAAAGTTGAAACTGTTGCAACTGGTGCGCCAAAGAAAGAAGACATTGCTGGTGAAGTAAAAGAAGCTCGTCAGATTCTTGGCATTACAACACCAGTCAATGATATGACTGCTACAGATCGTGCTTTGATTAAGGCTTACATTGATCGTAAGGAAGCATTAAAAGCACCAAAAGTTTCTGTAGATTTGAAAGACCCAACAGCAGTAGCCAAAGCCCAATTGGAAACAATGGGCAAGTGGGAAGGCTATCTTAAGAACTCTGGTGATGATATTGTTGCTAATCGTCTTGGTGCTTTTAATGATGCTTATAGACAAGCCAAAAAAGGCAATACTAGCGGTGATGGTGCAATGTTGTATAACCTTGCAAAGATTTATGACTCGTCTGGTGCTGTTCAGGCAAACGACATAAATGCAATTATTGGTAGCCGTTCAATCCCAACACAAATTACATTGTTGGCACAAAAGATTAAACAAGGTGGAACATTTACACCTGAAGAACGAGAGAACTTGAAGAAAATTGCTACTGGTATTGCTACTGAAAGACAGAAGCAATTGATGCCATCTTTAGAGGCTTATAGGAAATTAAACACTAAATTGGGCGGTGAAGATTCTTCAATCTTGAATCCTTATGAGCGTGTTCTAAAGCCTAAGTCTCTTGATGATATTTTAAATCCGTAATAAGGCAAAATAAAATGGACGAAAACCAAAAAGTTCAGCAAGCCTTAGATGAGGGCTTTAGCAAAGAAGAAGTGCGTTCTTGGTATCTTTCTAAGGGATTAGAACTTCCATCATCTTTGCAAGCTACTAAAGAAGAAACTACTGGCAAAGAGTTGTCTAAAGGTACTCGTCTTGCAATGACTGCCTTGCAAGGCCCGACACTTGGATTTGCTGATGAGTTGGCAGGTCTTGTTGGTGGCGGTGCTGCTTTGGTTCGTGGTGAATCTCCATCTAAAGGCTATCAACAAGCACGAGATATTTATCGTTCTGGTGTTGAAAGCTACAAAGAAGAACAACCTATTGGTAGTGTAGTAGCGCAAGGTGCTGCATCTTTGCCATTAGGGATGCTTAACATTGGACGAAGCGTTGCACCGAATGTTGGCCCTGTCTTGCGTTCTGCTGCGTCTGGTTTAGGTTTTGGTATCGTTGGTGGTGCAGGTGAAGCTAAAGAGTTAGCAGATATACCAGAAGAAGCAGCTAAAACAGGTGCTACAAGTGCTGTTCTTGGTGCTGGTACTGAACTAGGCATGAAAGCCGTTCGTCCTATCAAGCAAGCAATTACAAGCCAAGCAGGACGAATCATTCCTGAAAGTTTGCGTGAATATGTTGGCACATCATCTGTAGATTTGGCTCGTAGGCGTGTTGCACAAGCTATGTTGCGTGATGGTGCTACGACTGAGCAAGTTGCTGCTCGTATGGCAAAATTAGGTGATGATGCTATTTTGGCTGAATCATCTGGATACAACACTCGTGATTTGCTTGATACGATGGCTACACTTCCTGGCCGTACCAAGAACTACACAGAGCAATTCATTCGTAATCGTCAAGCACAACTTGGCAAAAGAATTGCAGGAGAAGTAGAAACTCAGTTATCACCAACTGGCGCACGATTAGCTGATTCTGTTGAATCATTGATGACAAAGCGTGATGTAGAAGCAACTCCTCTATATGAACAACTAAAAACTGTAAGCATAACGCTTGATGATAATTTAAAGCAGATTCTTGATGCTTCTAAAAAACTAGGCGCATTTGCTCGTGCTGAGAAAATCTCTACTGCATTGCAAGAGCCATTTACATTAAAAGATGTAAAGAAGACTACTGATGCGTCAATGCCTGACTTAGATAAGATTAAGCGTGGTCTTGATGATCTTATCAACAGCAAATCCTCTTTAAATGAGCGTGGTGACTTTAATGAGTTTGGTCGTGCTGTTATTCAATTAAAGCAAAATCTTGTAAAGCGTCTTGATGATATGACAGCAGATCAAGAGACTGGTAAATCTTTATATAAAAGCGCACGAGATGCGTATGCTGGCCCTAGCGCATTGATCTCTGCTGCTGAACTTGGTAGAACAGTAATCAATAAGCCAGCAGCCACTATTCGCACTCTTGTTAAAGACATGAGCGACTCAGAGTTGGAATCATTCCGAGTTGGTGCTTACGAAGGTTTGCGTGATTTGGCTGGAACACAAGCAGGTCAGACTCGTTTGCTCAATATGTGGAGAGAGCCAGCTACACAAGAACGACTGAAAGAGATTTTCCCTAGTGAGCGTTCATTCCGTGAGTTTGCTTCCACAGTAGCAGCAGAAGCTCGTAAGAAAGAGATTCAATCTGTTGGACGAGGTTCTGGTACTGCTGGGCGTGAGGCTCGAATGGAAGATGTAAACATCGAGAATCTCAAAGATACAGTAAACATGGCTGCTGCTGCCAAGACAATGGATATTGGAACTTTAATCAATATGTTGTCTGGAAGTATGACAAGGACTGCATTGCCAGAGCCTGTTCGTAATGAGATTGGCAGAATCTTGATGAGCAAAGCTACTAGCGGTGATGAGATTCGTTTGTTGCGTAATGCGATGGAAAAAATGAAGCGTGAACAAGAAGTTCAAGCATCAACAAGTGGTCTTATTGGTTCACAATTAACACCAGTAGCAGAGCCATTTACGGCTGCATTGCGTTCACTTTTGCAATAAGGATTAACATGGCAAAGACCAAGATTTCAGAATACAGCAGTACCGCTAACAACAATACTGACATTAACAGTATTAACTTAGCGGAGGGCATGGCCCCAAGTTTGGTCAATAACGCCATTCGTCAATTGATGGCTCAGTTGAAAGACTTTCAAGCTGGTACGGCTGGTGACAATGTAACTGTTGGCGGTAATTTAGCTGTTACTGGTACTTCTACCATGACAGGTGCAATTACTGCTTCTGGTGGTATTAGTGGTAATGTCACATCATCATCTGCAACCATTACTGGTGGCACTATCAATGGTGCTGTGATCGGTGGTTCTTCTGCTCAAGCAATTACAGGAACGACTGTAACGGCTACTACAGGCTTTGTTGGTGGCTTGACAGGCAATGTCACAGGTAACACAACAGGAACTCACACAGGGTCTGTAACAGGCAATGTGACTGGCAACTTAACTGGAAATGTCACAGGCAATGTAACTGCTTCCACAGGGACTTCAACATTCAATAATGTCACGATTGATGGCACATTGGATATGTCTTCTGGGACAGTAGGAACAATCACAGGATTGGCTACACCTACTAATTCTTCTGACGCAGCCACTAAAGGCTATGTAGACACAGCAGATGCTTTGAAGCTGAATCTGTCTGGTGGCACTATGTCAGGCAATATCGCTATGGGTACAAACAAGATCACAGGTCTTGGTACGCCTACTGCTGATGCTGACGCTGTTACCAAGTCTTATGTAGATGCTATTGCCCAAGGTATTGACGCAAAAGCCTCTGTGGTTGCTGCTACGACAACCAATATCACTTTGTCTGGCACACAGACTATTGATGGTGTTGCGGTTATTGCAGGTGATCGAGTATTGGTTAAAGACCAGACTACTTCTGCCAACAATGGTATTTATCTGTGTGCAGCAGGTTCATGGACTCGCACAACAGACGCTGATGCTTGGACAGAGTTGGTTGCTGCTTACACTTTTGTTGAGGGTGGCACGACTAATGGCAATAATGGCTATATCTGTACAGTAGCAGCAGGTGGTACTTTAGGTTCTACAGCAATTACTTTTGCTCAATTCTCTGGTGCTGGTCAGATTACGGCTGGCGCAGGTATGGTCAAGTCTGGCAATACTTTGAATGTCCAGACAGCATCTAGTAGCCGAATTGTTGTTGGTGCAGATGAAATTGACTTGGCATCTACTGGCGTATCAGCAGGTACTTATAAGTCTGTTACTACAGATGTTTATGGTCGCATTACAGCAGGTACAAATCCAACAACTATCTCTGGTTTTGGTATTACAGATGCTTACACAAAGACTGAAGTTGACACTTCTCTGAGTGGTAAGTTATCTACTAGCGGTGGCACTATGAGTGGTGCTATTGCAATGGGTACTTCTAAAATTACTGGTTTGGGTGACCCAACAAGTAACCAAGACGCTGCCACTAAGACTTATGTTGATGGTATTTTAGGTAGTGCAACATCTGCTGCGACAAGTGCTGCTGCTGCAGCTACTTCAGCATCTAACGCTGCTACAAGCGAAACAAATGCCTCTACATACGCAGGAAACGCCTCTACAAGCGCAACGGCTGCTGCTGCTAGTGCTACAAGTGCTGCCAACACTTACGATGCCTTTGATGATCGTTATTTGGGTTCTAAATCAACTGCACCATCTGTAGACAATGATGGTAATGCTTTGCTCACAGGTGCTTTGTACTGGAACACATCGACTAATAATCTGTTTGTCTGGACTGGCTCAACATGGACTAGCGCAGCGTTTACAGCAGGTGGATTCCTCGTTAACTCTAATAACTTGTCTGATGTATCTAGTGCATCTACAGCTCGTACTAACTTAGGTTTGGCTATTGGTACTGATGTTTTAGCACCCAATGGTAGTGCTGCTAATCTTACTAGCTTCCCAACATTAAACCAAAATACAACAGGAAACGCAGCTACTGCTACATTGGCTACAACAGCTACTAATTTGGCTGGTGGCTCTAATGGTACTATTCCATATCAGTCAGCATCTGGCACAACAGCAATGCTGTCTGCTGGCACTTCTGGTCAGATATTGCAAAGCAATGGTGCTGCTGCGCCTACTTGGGTAACACCTGCTGGTGGTGCAGGTGCATTTGTCGCCTTTGGTTCTACTGGCGGTATGTAATTTTTAACTTAGGAGAAACACATGGCACAAACAATTGCCGCTCAACGAGGCACAACGACAGTCACCGCAAACGGGACATCAACTGTTACTTTGTTTACGCAAAGCACAGGCATCGCTACTAGAGTGATTTTGAATTCTGTAAGTTTTTACACAAACAACGGGGCTTCCAATACTCGTATGTCTTTGTGCATAAACATCAATGGTACTGGTAATCAGACTGCGGTAGCCATAGTAGGAACATCTAATGGTCAGGCTGGTCAGGGACTTACAATGTTTCCTAACTGTAGCCCCACACCTTTTACTAATATTACTGCTACGGCTAATACCTATATTGATCGTTGGATACCAGCGTCTTTAGCGAATAAAAATATAGGTACAGATTTACAAAACGGCTACTGGGGGTACAACGGCCCCAATGGATCAACCCAAGATTCTCAAGGAGGTAGTATTGAGTACGTCCCAAGTCAGTTTTGGATGAACAGTGGCGACTCATTAGTGTTTCGATGCAAATCGGCTACAGCAGACACAGCAACTGTTATGTATAGCTTCACCACCATCACAGAATCTTGATTGGAGAAAACCATGTTTGTAATTGTTTACCACAAAACCACAAAGAAGCTCGTTCACTACCGCCACGACATGAACGTGCCACAAACACATACAGCGCAGTACTGGTTTGACTTGTTCCTAGCCGACAACGAAGTGGGTGACGAGAACTACACGTTTGCTGAAGTGCCATTCACTAAAGTATTAAACGACATTGTTATTGGAAACCATGTCTATAACGAATCTACAAATCAAGTTGAATCTGACCCAAGCTATGTAGCACCAACACCAGAGCCATCAGATGCTCAATTGTCTGAAGAATCTGTATAGTAAATAATTATGACAAACGAAGCAACAAAAATAGCATCAGCAGCAACATATGGAGGCTCTAGCGCAGCAGTAATATTTGGTCTAACAGCTAATGAGTTTGCTGCTATTTCTGGTGTTGTGATTGCTATATGTGGTTTATTGGTTAACATTTATTTCAAGCACCAACACTTGAAAATTGCTAGGGCATCGGCTAAAGCTGATGAAGAAGAAAAGTGATCGAATGGGCTGAAGCATTTATTGCAGCAGCCTGTATCACTTGCTTTGTTATTTTTTGCACCATCATTATCGTATGGTGCTTTCCTTAATCTTGGCTGTATCTATTGAATACAGGTGTATTAAGTGGACTTGGGTTGGAGATGTTTACAACCGAAAAGTTTACTGTATTGAATGGAAAAAGGTAGATCGGAAATGATCCCCTTAGACCCGATTGCTGCACTTGATGGCTTGCAAAAAGCCATTGGGATGGTCAAGAAAGCCAGTAAGGTGGCTAATGATCTAGGTGGTCTTGCGCCTATGATTGGCAAGATGTTTGACGCAAAAAGTCAAGCAACTAAGGCAATGATCCAAGCTAAGAGCAGTAAAAAAGGCTCTAACATGGGTGCTGCCTTGCAGATCGAGATGGCCCTTGACGAAGCGAGGAGGTTCGAAGAAGAACTCAAGATGCTATTCCAAGCGACAGGCCGAGCAGATGTGTGGGCAAAGATCAAGGCTCGTCAAGCAGAGATGGACTTGGCTGATGCAAAAGAGATCAGCGCACTCAAGGCTATGGAAAAAAAACAGAAGCAAGAAGAACAAGAGCAACTGGAGATGGCATTACTCATTGGAGGAATTGCGTTCGTTCTGCTTCTCGTTGGTATCGGCATAAATGAGATTATGGATTTTTGCCAAACTACTAAGCGTTGCGGAAGATGAACGAGTATCAAAAGACATTTGATCTGGCACTAAAGATCATTGTCTATGGTCTTGTGGCACTCTATGTACTTGGGTTTTTGCAGTTTTTGCCCAATGATTTGTCTGACAAGATTGTTAATCTGCTTTTGGGAAAGGTAGGTTTAGGTAAATGAGAATTACCACTTATCAACAAAATGCTCAAATGTTGTGGGAGGCTCAAAGGGTGATCCATCAACAGAATATGCAGCGTTTAGCAGAGTTAAATCGTCAAGCTGACCAACAAAAAAAAGCCTATGAGATTAAGACTCAATGGCAAAAGGTAGATGTTTATGTTTAAGTATTTGATCCTGCTACTTTTGCTAACAGGCTGTAAAGATGTTTATCGCTACAAATGCCAAGACCCAGATCAATTTACTGCTCCTGAATGTCAAAAGCCTAGATGCTTGTTTACTCAAACTTGTCCTGAATACTTAGTAGCACCAATCTTGGAGAAAAAAGTTAATGAACAACAATCAGAAGCCAAGCCTAACCCCTGACGAGATTGAAGTCCGAATTTGGGGTTTTGTGGTCGTTGCGGTCACTTGTATCCTATGCTTCATTGTTGTTGCT